GTCATATCTAGGCATTTATTCCTGCAATCTGGCAAGTGCGGCACATGGTGTTTATCCATGATCCACATTGTTTGCATCTTTGAGGTTCTTGGTTGGCTGCGTATGTTTGTAGGATATTCATTAAATCCCCTAAGCGCATGAAGGCTAAATACTCCTCAGCGTTTTCGCCCTGTCCATTACAGCGGCTAACTACAAAGGCTATTTTACCACCCTTATTGCTCTCAGCTTGTTTAATCCAGGCTAATGGCTGGAAATCAGATCGTGCCTTTACTTCTATTGAGAACGGTATCCCTGTTATATCTTCGCCTTGCCTACCAGCCCCAGTAGATTCGGCATAGGGATACCATTGCCTCAACCAGTCAGCCACCACGCGTTGCGTCTTGTAGCCCCTGTGCTTGCGATGATTAGCCATTGACGGCATGACATTTCTCGCATTGCCATTGCAGCGGTGATAGACTAACTGTCCAAACGCCTTCATCCTGATCTGGGATATTGTTACACATTTGGCAGACTAGCATTGGCACATCGCCGTAGAATTCGATTGTGCCATCTGGTCTAGTTACTTCAACGTAACCCATCATTCAACTCCTTCCGGTAATCTAAAGTGTCCATCCTTATCAACTCGATACCATATTGGTGAGCATTGTTGTGCTTGTGGCAAAGTTCCCTCTGCACACATTGCACCTGACCACGCTTTGCCGTTCTTTACTCCGGTTTTAACCTTACGTGTTCCGTGAGAGCATGTTGGTATTGGCTCAGCTTCTCCGAATGTTTGTTGCACTAGTTGTGCCGCATCGGCCAGGCTCACAACAGGTTTCTTAGGTTCAGCGCCCACGAACTCATCCCAGGTGTTGTTGATTGCTAATGGTGCATTGGCTATTGCTTCGCTGGCCAAGTCGTTCTTTACTCTAGCGACTTTTCCCATTTCTTCTCTGCTAGGCCTTTTGCCTTTAGCTGCATAACCTGCGTTTGCAAGCGCTCTACCGATTGCGCTAGTCTCACAATTCTCCAGTGCGCTAGTTGCATTAACACCGCGATCAGTAATCTTCTCTTCCGCGTATCCGGTTGCGAACGCGACACCATCTGCAAAAGTCCGGTATATATACGCTTTAACAATAAATCTATCATTCGCAAAACTCTCCAGTTCTGTGTCTATGCGGAAGTCTGGAAAGTCCTTGATGAACTTCTCCAGGCGAACTTCCACGGTCTCGTAATTGTCTAGGTTAAAAGCCATTTAATACTCCTTGTGTAGTGGTTCCGTTGGTCTTTGCATACTCTATCTGTTGATCTAATGAGAAGTATGAGCCATCAGCCCACTTAGATACATCTATTGCGCACTCGTTACAGTAAGAACGCTTGCGCCCGTGGCTCTTTGGTAGTTCGCTATGAACAGTCCAAGCAGCTTGTGTTGTCCCTTTAGTGTTATGACCGAACCTGCTCTTGCAGTAATCGCACCACACTCCATGCTTTGCTTTAGTAAGCATCAAGATCGTTGTCGAAGTCGGTAAGTGCGATATGTCCTGCAATCGCCATATATGCGATAGCGTCTGCGTAACTATCTTTGTGCGTTGCTTGTTCAGACAAACGCGAGACTTTGACGAGTGCCATACAGATTGCGACCTCGTGAGGCTCGATTCCACGATTGAGATACGCACTCCATAATTGCGAGATGCGAATATGATTAGCAGTTGGGTCTCCATACTGCAAACCTCTGTCATACAGGAGTCTGGTGCTTTCAGTAAGGAGTTCATTAGCGATTGGCATTAACCGATGCCCGACTTACAGCTCTACCGGCATGATAACCCTCACGCTTGCCTTGCTTCCAGCCTTTCCAATATGCAACATAGATCAGCGCAGGAGTCATTGCTAAGAAGCCAGCAAGTTCCCAATAAGTTACGTTCATTAGACTACCAAGAACTTTGCGTAATCTGCTGCTGTCATTGCACCGTCATAACGGCCGCATCCAAAGCAATGAGTCTTGCCCATAGGCAACTTACAAAAGCCGCACATATAATCGTTTCTGTTTATAGCAGTTGGGTCTATCTGAGATTCAACTAGGTTTGTAAAGTCCAAAGTTTCAATCTCTAGATATAGGTTATGAAATACCTTTGCTAGATCGTCATTACCTAGATTAGTCATAGTCTGCATTAAGTCATCTAATGCATCTAGGGTTTCAGTTCTGTCCATTTGTAGCCCCTTTATGTCGGCTACTGTGCTTCGCCAACACCTAAAGGGTCGCACTTATTTCAGGCTATTTCAACCTCATACAAGCATATTTAGATAACGATTTGATAACGAAATCTTCCTCATATCCAAGCCATTCTTCGCCACAACAAGGTTTATCCATAGACTTTGCCCTCAAATTGGAAAGAGCCATCCTTCTCAATGGGAACGGCTATTGGCAATACACGTTTACGATCTGTGTAGATAACGCCAAAGCCTGCCTGCCAGTTAAACGTGCCTTTGGTGTAACTAGCCCCTGTTGAGCGTGTATCCATGAGATGGCCTACTTCAAAGCCCGTGAGCCTAGATACCTCTAAACCGCCTGAGGATTGCGTATAAGACGATACACCCTGTCGGTGAGTATGACCACACACAACGCTCTTTCCGTGTCTCTTAGCGGCTTCTAAAGCCGTTAAACCGCCATGTGGCTTGATGCTCTGCTCATCACCATGCACCATAATCCAATTCGTGCCTGGAATCTCGTAAGGCTTCTTATGATACTTGATGCCTAACTCTGGCAAGCGTAGAAAGTTCTCTATCTCTAGTTCTGGTGCGCCTATCAATCCAGGCAGTCTAGTAGAAAGGGAGTTAAAGAGCCGCGCTCCGTGGTTAGATCGTGAGAGCTGTGTAATTTGCAGGTCATACATGACATCAACGCACATGTCTCGGTCTTTGCCGATTGTCTGTGAGTGTTCGTCAAAACCGCTACTGAACTTTGAGATGGTGTTGAAATCCATCTCATCACCGACGCAAAGAACCTCATCGGGTTTGAACTTGCGGATAAATGTGGCCACATTTTCTACGGCCTTTGGTGAGTGAAAGGGAACTTGAAGATCGGAAATTACGACCAGTTTCAAGGTTAGTCCTCATCCTCGTCATCAAAATAATCTGGCATGTCTGGCAACCAGTTAGGACTAGGCAAGATTGTGGCGGGATAAGTCTGAGGTGCGGTAATCATATAAAGTGCATGATCGCAGCTAAACCCTGCTCTACGTAATGACTTGTAATACTCATTCAGGCCAATACAGTATTGATCCAGGGCTGAGTAGTCTGTTACGTCTATGACTTTTCTGCGTGCCATAGGATAAGTGTTACCTATCTAACATTTCTATGATGGTATCAACACGCACTTCTAATCTATCAACCTGATCGCGTAAAGATGACCCGCCGTTTGTTTTGAGTTCGCTTAGGTAATGCTTAACAAGCCAACGGACTGATGTTACAAAGGCAGCAACAATAGTTACTAGGCTAACGCTTAGGGCAGCCCAGTCTTGCGCTTGCATTACTTCTGAATAACTAGCGTTGAGAGGTTTGATGTTCCTGCTGAAGTTATGGCATAGATTGGATTGCCATGATTCTGAACTACAACCTTATCGCCATTGTCCATACGATAACCATTGGCAACAGTTACATCTGCCCCACCAATATAGAGTGTGCCTGATGATGAATGGAAGTGAACTTCCTCAGCGGCTTGGTCATTAGCAACTACGATAGAAGCTGTGGTTGTTACTGTGTAATTGGCGCTAGAGATTGTCATTTCTTAGGGGTCGCATATCCAAATACTCCGGCAAGGATAGCCCAGAGGACAGCGCGATAGTCGAGTGAGAAGTTGCTTGCAGCCCAAGCTGCTAAAAACGCACCGGACATAAGGAACATAGGATGTTTCATTGTTTACTCCCTAACATAGGTATTTCAAAAAAAGAACCATCCGTGTCAGCCTTACCTTTATTGAAGGAGACGTGGATATGGCTTGTGTGTGGGTTTGACCCGCTGTATTTACGCCATTTCCAATTAAGGATTCGGCTAGCAATCTTGTGGTTATGAATGACATAAGATATCCGTTTAGCAGGGTCAGACTTCGCATATGCACGAATCTGATTTGCCAGGTAGATACTTTCAGATTTGTGGTCTGTGAGGTCTGCGTCAATATCAACGGCACGAACCCAGCCCGCAGCATCAGGCGTATGATCTGATTTACTGTCATGCTTAGAGTCACCGATTGTGCCGTCAGTTCTACGGTCGCGTAGTGGATACGTGTCGTCAATTTGCTCTCGAAGCTGAATAACGCTTTTACTTAGGCGTGGTTTCAAGTTCAATCTCCGGAACTATCCAGCGACAAGTTTCCTCATCGAATCCAATTTGTTCTGCTGGTTCTGGTGCAATAAAAGCATCTCTAGCAGCATCGTATGTATAACCAATACCAGCATAGTTTTTGCGGTATCTACCGTTATATGACGTGCGCTTGCAGACTTGTCCTCGATAGTTTCCATACCAAGTTTCAGGGTCTAAACCTTCGATTTGTTCGGTTTCATCTTTACCAGGTATAACCTCAGTAACTATGTTGTTTTCATCTAAAAACGCATAGTGAGCCATTAGATTGTTACCGTTCCTGTTCCTGCTGTGAATTGATAAATTTTGTAACCACCGGTAGTAGTTTTTGTGTAAGTGAGTCCGCCGCCAATAGAAGTTAAATCAAGTCGAGTATCTGGGTAACGAAGAATAACGACACCTGAACCACCATTACCGCCAGCGCGTTGAGTGCCTGCACCTGCGCCGTTACCGCAACCGCCGCCGCCGCCGCCGCCAAGATTTACTGTGCCAGCAACACCTACTGCGTTATTAGTGCCTGCACCACCACCACCAGTTCCACCTGCACCACCTGTTGCTCCGGTGTCGTTCACACCACCGCCACCACCACCAGAATAAGTTACTGATGATCCTGAATATGAATTAGCAGTTCCATTACCACCAACACCGCCTACTGATGCGGTTGCGGCTGTTCCAGCTAAAGTTGCACCACCGCCTGAACCACCACCAAATGCGGGTGCGCTTCCACCATCTGCACCGCCATTGTTTCCTTGTGATGGAGAAGTTGAAGGTGTATTTCCAAGTCCTACTGCTGCACCCGTCAAACCACCAGGGCCACCACCAGAACCGCCATTGTTACCAGCACCAGTAACTCCAGCACCGTTACCGCCGCCACGACCACCGCCAGTAGAGGTTATTGAAGATAAAACGCTATCGTTTCCGTTAGTTCCGTTTCCTGTTGTTCCAGTTCCACCAGCACCTACGGTTACTGTGAATGATCCACTAATACTAAAAGATGTCGCAGTTCTAAAACCACCTGCACCACCACCGCCGCCAGACCAATAACCACCAGCACCGCCGCCAGCGACTACTAAATAATCAACTGCGGAAGGTGCTATAAGTGTTGTAGGTGCTAAACACCCTGCTATTGCGTTGCCAATCATTATGCGATAGCACCAACTACATAGAAAACATCTGCTGCTGTTTTAATTAAAGCAGCTGACTTGTATTGTGCAAGAGTCGGCGAAGCAGCTGTTGCGCCAGCTGAAAGAACTGTGGTTGTTCCTGGAGTAACTGCGCTGATTGTAACTAGTCCAGCACCTTTGTTTAATACTGTGATCACTGTGCCTACTGGGATTGCTGCTGTGGCGTTAGTAGGAATTTTTAGGGCTACCGCTGTGCCTTTGTTCATTGGCACTAAATTCTGGTAACTGTCATTGAGGACTAGCGTGTAGTCATCTGTTTTGTCGGCTTCAACGTCAAACGTAACTAAGCCGTTATACATCGCAGCTGAGAGAACGTCTCCGGTGCTTGCTGGAAATCCTGTTGCCATTTGTTACCCCTTAATATGTCATTACTGACGTGCCGATTATACCGTATAAAGAACTGCCTATGATGAAAGAATCGATGATTGGTTCGGATGTTACGAACGTGGTGTTCCAAGTTCCTGGAGTGATTTCATGAGTAACACCCATACATTGCAAAGTCTTGTCTATGACTGTGCCATCTTGCCCTACGTTCTTAACACGGATTGTGTCAAAGAAATCTAGGGTTAAGGCTGCTGTTGTGCCAGCGGCATAGTCGGCTGTGCTTAGATCAAGAGTAAGGGCATCAACCCGTAGAGTGGTCTCTGCCCGTGTCGCGGTGTAAGCCTGAGCAATATCTAAAGCCTGAGCGTCTGTCTGGACTAGAAGGTCTGTGGCTGTGTAAGAGTGTGGGAAATACTTGATTTGGCTGGCTGTGTTGCTTGCAGTCTGGGCTGTACCACCGGCACGTGTGATGCTAGTTGTGTTGATAATCAACTTGTCATCTAGGGCAGTAACGATGTTGCGGTAGGAAATACCTGTGCCGTCATTGCTAAAGAATGTTGGATTAGCACCTGATTTGCTT